ACTATTCTTAAAGACCATGGAATTATGGGTCTTATTTTACGTTTTAAAGTATCACTTATAGTTATCAACTCCTTTGTAGGAGGAAAGCCACGTCGGAATACGCGTGACTTAGGCTATTATGTGAAGTTAACCAATGGCTTACCTTCAGATTTACCTAAGGAAGTCAGGTCTAGAATAAGATCCGGTGATTTGTCGGTCATTCGTATTTGGGGTTCTATATTTAATATGTACAAAGTCCTTAAAGGGACTAATTTAAAAGTAGATTTTACTACTGTGCAATCCCCTAAATTGCAAACTCCAATTGATAATTTATCATATATTATGGCAGCTTTCTTTAAATGCTGTACATTTATTCCTAAATCCCTTCTAAACGTTTCTGAGCAATTCAGATTGATTTCTATTGATTTCAAACCTGTCTGTTCATCAAACGCTGGGCCTAATGTTTCCCCAGCCTTCAAAGGTCCAATTATGGATCTTTTGGCATGGTTACATCATCCCAAAGGGTTATCGTACTTAAAGTACTTCCTTTATTCCAAAGGTGGGATCTTTACTTATGATCCATTTAAGATGATTCGCGATGAATTAGTCCAGGCCTTGGACTATATATCTAACTCAATTCCTGAGTCTTTAGATGTTTATTTTGAAAGGTATATTTTTCCTTTTAATGACCCAAAAGTGGGTACATTTGATTTATACTTGGCGAACGCTAAACAGCGATTCCCTAAGTATGTATATTTTGGATATAGAACTTTCCGAGATCCTGTCCAGCAAGCGCGGTTTGAAGCGTCTTTAGTTCGTCCAGATGAACGAACGAAGAAGGCTCTTTTTAACTCGTACTTGAAGGCTAAGAACTCGTTCCAAATTGTCGAAGAGAAGACAAAGTACCGTACCTTATTTTATGCCATGACTGAACCTTGGGCACGAGCCCGTGTTATTAGAGTATCCTTACCGGATAAAATATTAGTTCTTTCTAAATTATATGGAGCCAAAATTATTGATTTCCCTTTTATTTTAGGAAAATTATCTATTATAGAAGAGGCAGCGGGTAAAAACCGCATTATTGCCATTAATGATTATTGGACTCAATCAATATTATATTTTATGCATATTTACATATTTAAATTATTAAAATGCTTCCCTACAGATGGTACATTTGACCAAGAAGGAACCCTTGAGACTTTTGTCAAAAGGGATGATATAAAATATCATGCATCCTACGATCTCTCTTCTGCCACAGATCTGCTGCCGGTAAGTTTATACCGTGCGTTACTAAAACCTTTGTTCGGTTGGAAATTTATGGATAATTGGATTGCACTACTGGTAGATAAAGATTTTAAACTACCACGTCCCAAGAGATCAAAAGACTCAGACTCTAAGAGCCAAGTATTCGTTATGCGAAGAACGGGTGAAACCGCTCGCTATACGAAGGGCCAACCCATGGGAGCTTATAGCTCTTGGGGGCTATTGGCCTTGTGTCATCACTTATGTGTTCAAGTGAGTGTGATTTTAATTCATTTTAGATCATATCTCATTTTGCGCCATAATTGGGAATTCTATCAAGAACTCCCGTTGACTGCAAATGAGGAATTCTTAGAGGATAAATTTTATGATAAAGCGGAGAATGTTAATACTCCGCTTAACAGAGACTTGACTTTTCTTGATGTCATAGCTCTTATACCCTATTTCCTAGGGTCTATATTTCATATCATTAATATTCTATTTAAAAAAGGAATATTACCATTTGATAAATACGTATTACTCGGAGACGATATTGTCATTGGTGACAAAGACGTCGGAGACACATATTACCAACTGATGAATAACCTATTGGAAGTCCCAATTAAGTTAGCAAAGAGTTATACCTCGGATGCCGGGTTAGTAAATTTTGCTAACAAGACATACCTTGGTAAAGAAGAGATTTCGCCTGCTCCTTCTAAAGAGTTCATACGTTCCAAGGATTTAGGACAGCGTCTGGAGTTTGCACGTCGGGTAACGTCCCGATGGAGTAAAACTAGTGATGTCCTGATGAAACTTAGACTCATGATAAAACCAACGGTTTACATCAAGTTTCTAAGATATCGGAAGGAGAATTTATTGTTCTCAGGTATAATACCCGTATTGGTTCGGTTAATCTTTGCCTATGTACCCTTCCCTAAGAGGGATGGAGGAAAAGTTAACACTGAGAGAGTGGAAACGTCAGATATTTCCTTTGGGAAATGTGTGATGTTTATCACATTGATGTTATTCAATGTTGATAAGTTCTCTCAGTCAATACTATCCAATATTTTTGATTATGATACATTATTACTTGCCATGGCAAGATTTGATTCTGAAGTCTCGACGCCCATTACATTCAAGATTCTCATGTTGAGATATCTTTTGAAATATGTGATGCATCCATACTTAGGTGACCGTTCGAAATCACTATATATCGAGGTTCCAAATGAGACTTCCAGACCGGAAGTACAAGAGGGACTCGTCATAGTGCTCGAGCGTGTGATCCTACTTATGGAAAGAGCGATCGAGGCTATTGCATATTTTTATGAGAAGTCTTCCGTACCGGAAAGGTACGCATTAATACAACTAGACAGGTTATTACATACTGCTAGAGAAGGTCGAACTTTATTTTTACTGCTTGGGACTGTGCCCAGCTCTAATGTAGACCGCTTGTGTGAAATTCTTGAACTCGCCATGCTTGTTGATTGGCGGTTATTTAAATCGTTATTTGATCCTTCTTTTGAGTTTATACTCAAGGAAGTCGCTGAGGCAGCACATGCCCAGAGGAGATCGATCGAAAATCAACCTCTCTCCAAAGGCTCCCGGGCGACGTGGAATTTACTTCCAAATCCCTGGAAAGTCTTTGAGGGGCAGGCTGAACCAGTCAACCTCTTTAACAAGGAGTATGCACGAAAGATGGAATTTTATAAATTATCAATTGATTATGTTATATATAAGAAGTGTATGTCCGCACTTCTATCTCGGATGGAGATATCTATTAAATTAGATCAGACTAATGGATTCATTGGGATAAATCCCAAATTGGACATTAATGCGATTAATAAACAGGTCCTCACATCTCAGGTAATTAAGGCTGCAATTAGTTTTAACAAACTATATTTCACCCCACATACTATCAATGACGTTTCAGTTTTCGTATTGCCCTCATGGAGGGAACCCTAACAGTGTGGTTAACTGTTGGTTTATGGTACCGTTGACAAGTGTAGTCAACAATCCATTATTCCACTCAATGAGAGGTTCCGATTTGTTACCGTTAGTAACACGCTGATCACGTAATGATTGGCATGGCTTAGTGTCA